GGAATCAAAGATTTAATTGATGTCTTTATGTTAGGCTTGTCCATGTCATCGGGCGTGTACATGCACAACTCGCCACTCTCTTTGTTGATAACCAAGAACCCACCATTCTCTGTACCCTCTGCCGCTTCATATCCTGCAAGCTGACCAAGGTATCCAAAAGGGTCATCCTGTGCTAAGCGGCCATCTTTAAACTTGTTAAACGCAAAGCGAGAAGCAGTCTTTACATCTACTACCTCACCGTTTATTTTGCAATCCATGTGACCTACAATACCATTAACATCTACTTCTTTCTGCTCGTCTGTTACTTTGTGATCTGTCATCCGTACAAGCATCAACACAATCTCTTCAAGCAAGTGGCCGTATAGGAACTTGATTTGCGTTGGGCCGTCAACAAGACCACGACCTTGAGGATCACGTTTCTCAAACCACAACTGTCGTGCGGGCTTGCCGACATTAGACATACGCACAGTAAAGTCTTTGTTGCGCTCAGAAGGAGCCGCCCAAGACATCAAAGCCTCTTTAATACCTGACAATGTATTATCAATGTCTTCTTCTGTAAGCGGCAGAGGCTTACCGTCTGACAAACCTTCAAGGTGTTTGTAGATGTCAGGCACTACATTATTAAGACTCATTGGGCATATCCTTTATGATAGTTTTAATTTTATTTAAAGAGAGCTTAAACCATTCTCCTCTGTTATCGCATCCTGTGGCTGTAAGTTTATCGTGTACTAATTTTTCTGTTTCTTTTCTATCAGCAAAAAACTCAGAGTACTCTAATTTAAAATCACGTAAAGGACTAGATGTTTGATAAGTTCTGCATCTGTCCTCTGCATCTACAGCCATGCCAACCTTGTACCAACCTTTCCATGCAGGGTTAGATACTACATAGATGTGGCCTCGTTTTACTTTATCGTACTTATTATAGACTGCCTGACCTATAGAGGCGGCTAGTCTTTTAAGTTTATTTTTTCTATTCTTAATTGTATCACAAGCGTTGCAAATATAGTTACACTTTTTAAGATTAGAAGAGTAAAAGTTTTCTTCTGTTAAAAGAACATTGCAATGATTACAAGTCTTAATGTGTTTCACTCCAGTTCTCCCCGACTTTATAGTCTCCATCTAATGGACAGTTAAGTTTAAGAATACACCCTGCTTCTTTAATAGCCCGTACTCCTGCTTCGCCTACTGCTTCGGCATGATCAGCGTGACACTCAATCTGCCATTCATCGTGTACATTAGCTACAAACTTAGCATCATATCCTAATTTATTTATCTTATCATTAAGTATTATTAAAGCTTGTTTCATTGCTATAGCTCCATCTCCTTGGAGTAAAGTGTTTAATGCTGAATGCTCAGAGCGTACAGTAAGTCTACGGCCATCTAATGCTTTGACGAATCCGCTTTTAGCTTCTCGCTGTACTCTTGACGTAAGAGATTTAAATGATGGGAGACCAGCAAAGAAGCGTTGTCTAAGTCCTTTACCGCTTTCTCTGCCTCGGCCAACCACTGACCCAAGCTTTGCATCTCCTGCTCCGTAGAGCAGTGCATAGATGAAAGTCTTAGCCTGATTTCTTGATTCAAGTCCCGCAAGTCTTTGATTAGCTGTGTGTATGTCGCCGTTGAGTATTTCATTTGTATATCCTTTATCGTTCATGTGATGTGCTAGCATTCTAAGTTCTAAACCAGAGGCATCAATACCTACTAGCTTGTGATCTTTTGGCACAGTCCAACAACTTCGGCACTCTTTACCGTAAGGTGCAGTAGAGCTTGGTATCTGTGCTGTGTTGGGGTGAGAGTGTGTCATTCTAGAAGTTACTGCTCCATTAGGATTAACATAACCATGAATCCTACCATCGTCTTTAACTTCTTTCATCCAAGAGTTTACTTGTGCTAGTCTCTTTTGTAACATTAGATACCTAGCAATCATAGCGGCTTGTGGAATATTCTTAACCCTGCTAAGAGTACTTTCATCAACAATTGGTTGGCCTGTAGGTGTCATCTTTTTAGGCTTCCATCCAAAAGCTATTAAGTATTCTCCAATTTGTTTACGTGAACCTAAGTTAAATTCTGTATAAGTTTTACGAATAACTGGATCATTGAACATTTCTATTTCAGCATACTCAGCATCAGTAAGCCTAACGCCATTACCATCTTGATCTACTGCTGTCTTAGCTATAGTTCCTGCTTTTGTATACTTAGGTTTTAAAACTTGAGTATGTACAGTTGGCTTAAATTCTTCTCTGACTTCAGCTTCTACATTACCTAAAGAATCACTAAGCTCTGCTATCAGTGACATACATGATCTCTGATTAATTAAAAAACCATTTACTCTTTGTTGATGTATAATTTTAGCAACTGAATGTTCGAGTCTTACGGACATTGGGCTAAACCCTTTAGACTCTAACCGCAGATGGTTATAAACTAAAACATTTAAACGAACATCATTAAGACAATACTCTAGCATCTCAGGAGTGTAGTGATCCCACGCGCTTTCTTTTTGCCCGTAGTCTCCTTTGCGAAAGTTAAGTCGATAACCCCAACTTTCTAAACCGTGTCCTCCTTCTCTAGTAGGATTAAACAAACGAGAAAGAACTAAAGTATCTACAAGTTTAATATTATATAGATCAACTCCTGCAATATCAAGCACTACAGGTAAGTCATAACCAATAATATTATGTCCAATAAGCTTGTTAGCTTTTGCTAAGAACTCATAGCCTTCTTTTAACTGTGTATTGTCGAAACAATATTCTACATTAGTATCTACATCAATAGCTACAATACAAAATATTTCGGTAGGCGTTAAGCCATTAGCTTCTATATCAAATACTAAATTCATAAGACTTCTCCACAATCATATTCATCAACTTCATTAAGTCTACCTGTTTGGCTATCGTATTTCAAGTAGCCTGCTATCCCTGTCTCGCCACTAAAACGATTCTTTAAGATACGGACAATAGTCATATTGCGTTCTTCAGGATCATCTGCTTGACGATTACCTTCAAGTGCTATTGCAATATTACTAAGCTGAGCAATCGCATTAGAGCCTCTTAAATCTCCTAGTCGTACACGACCACCCTCTTCGTGCGAATCTCTACTACCGCTTGCTTTACTTAGGTGACTGATAGCTATAAGACTTACGCCTGTTTCTTCTACTACCGCTCTCAAGCTGTGCATCACAGCATCAATAGCTTTACGTTCATCGCTACCAACGCCCATCGCCATCCCTACAAGTATGCTAATATGGTCTAAAACAATTACACCACAGTCTTCTGCCTTGGCTAGATATTTTATTTTATTTAAAACACTATCCATATCAAACTTGCCGACATGTTTAAGGAATAAAAATCTACCGCCGCTTAGTATATCTTCAAAAGCTTTTTGTTTTTCTTCCTGAGAAATACTATTTGCAAGCTTTGGTTTGCGATAAATATTGTTTGGGTCTTTTAAGATATGCTTCATCATCTGTTCTTTAGTAGGAAGATGTAGTAGTTTGTTAGCAGACAGCGACATCAAACCAAGGGCGGCTGTAGCTACACTTTCCTCAAGAGAAAGGACTCCAATCTTTTCATTGGTATGCTTGAATATTTCTTCTTGAAGTTGTTTAACTACTGTCGATTTACCGACACCTGTTCCTGCTGTAAGAGTTATAAGCTCAGCCTTACGCATACCATACAGCATAAGATTCAAACAGTCCCACGGATAACTACAGAAAGGCATTTCTAAATCAGCCATAACTTCATCGCGCAGTTGACTGCTCAGTACAATACCATCAGGAACAAATCTTTCTGCTTGCCACCAGACTTTTATAAATAATGATTGTTGATTAGCTTTTAAATAATCGCAAGCATCTTTATAATTATCTTGATGCTTAACTATCATTGTCTTGCCGCCAAACAACTCAGCAACTTCTAATGCAGACTTAATTCCTACATCATCGTTATCAAAACATACAACTATATTTTCATAACTGTCTATCCACTCATAGGATTCTTTACAATCTTTAAGTGCAGACGATCCTGATTTAACAGATACTACAGGATACTTACTACCCTGCATTTGATAGGCGGCCATTGCATCTAACTCTCCTTCAACGATAGTAAGATACTTGCCTCCTTTGGAGAAAAGATTTTGTCCGAACAGATCACCTTTCTTGCCATCACCTACCCAAGCAAAGTCTTTGTTCTCTGTCTTTCTAATCTTGGTTCCAGACAACTCAGTCCCCTCATAATAAGGATAGTAGTGTCTAACTATAGAACCGTTGCCTGCTTTAGAAACTTGAACACCATATTTTTTAGCAGTTTCTTTTGATATTCCTCTATCAGCAATAGCGTCATAACATTTAGATTGGCTAAAGCTTTCTGATTTATGTTGATACTTTTGTATATCCTTTACAGTATCGGGTTGTACTTCCGATGTATCATATTGTTTAAAATAATGGCGGCAACTAAAACAAAACCCCGCTCCATCTTCATCGACAGAAACGGGGTCAGAGCCACCACATACATTACAAGGTAAACGGTGTTTCACAAAGGGCATAACTAT